GGTTCAGAGAATATCTGAGCTTACCCAGTCAGAAAAAGGATCTAGAGCTGTATTAACACTTTTAGCTGACATGACTGGTGATGGTATCGTTGGAGACAACACTTTAGAAGGTAATGAAGAGTCATTAAGAGCTTTCGACATAGTTGTACAACTTGATCAACTAAGATTTGCGAACAGACTTTCAGGTAGAATGAATGATCAAAAATCAGTTGTGAACTTTAGGGAACATTCTAGAGATGCACTTGCTTACGCAATGGCTGACAGAATGGACCAATTAGCATTCTTAACTCTAAGTGGTATTGCTTACACACTTAAGAATAACGGTGCATTAAGACCTGTTCAAAATTCTGGACAGAACCTTGGTGATCTTGCATTCTCAAGTGATGTAACTGCTCCTACCTCAAATAGACATAGAAGATTTGATGCTACCAATGGTATCGTAGCTGGTGATGTCACTGCAATTGCTGCAGCTGATAAGCTAACTTATGGTGCTATTGTTGATCTAAAAGCTTATGCAAAAGATCAGTACATCAGAGGTCTAAGAGGCGCGGGTAATGATGAGACATTCCATCTCTTTGTAACACCACAAGTTATGGCTGACCTAAAACTTGATTCAGACTTCCTTGCTAACGTAAGACAAGCTGGTATCAGAGGGCCTCAGTCTAGCTTATTCTCTGGTTCATCAAGCTTAATGGTTGATGGAATCATGGTACATGAGTTCAGACATGTGTTTAACACATCTGGTGCTACATCCGGTACATCATCAAATGCTGGTGCTGCTGGTTATAAAGGTGGAGCTAACGCAGACGTAGACTACTCAAGATGTCTATTCTGTGGTGCTCAATCATTAGCAATGGCTGATATTGGTATTCCTGAAATAGTTGAAGATACATTTGACTATGGGAACCAAAACGGTATTTCAATTGGGAAAATATTCGGACTCAAGAAGCCTAAGTACAATTCTGACCACACAGGTCAAGTTGAAGACTTTGGTGTTATTGCGTTAGATGTTGCATTCTAATTGTGGTATATTTTATGGGTGGCTAATTGAAGCCACCCATATTTAAAGGAGTAAAATTATGTGGATAGTTTCAAATGACGATATAACAGTAGCCTCTACTTGGGGAGCTACTATACATTTAAAAGCTGGAGAGCCAAGACAAGTCGGTAAAGATTTAGGTTTACTATGTTTACAAGAAGGTTGCACAGAAGTGCAAGAGTCAGACGTACCAGCAATGGAGCCTGCTCCAGTGGAGGAGGTTGTAGTAGAAGATATGCCAGAAGTTGAAGTTGTAGAACCAACTACTTCACCAGATTTGAAAGGCATGACAAAAGTAGAATTAGAACAATATGGGCGTACTATAGGTATAGAACTTGATAGAAGAAAGAAAAAAGAAACTTTAATTCAAGAACTAGAAGCTGCGCAATAAGATAGGATGAGCTGTGGCAGGTACACTTACAGGCGCTAATATAATTACAAGGGTACAAGATACTTTACAAGATACTACTAGTGTTAGGTGGTCCGAAGCAGAGCTTCTTAGGTATATAAACGATGCTCAAAGAGAGATTGTAAATCTAAGACCTGAATCATCTGCAGATCATGCTAATGTTCAATTAGTTGCTGGAACAGAACAAACCATACCGGATGTCGGTTTGCGGTTAATAAAAGTAGTTCGTAATATGTCAGCAGCTGGTTCAAGTGCAACCGGCAAAAGAACAATTAGATTAGTAAGTTCTGATATTTTAAACGCACAAGACCCAGACTGGCATGATCCTGCTGTAACAGGGTCTTCTGCTCATGGCACTGTTGTTAAAAATTACATTTTTGATGAAGATGACCCAAGAAAGTATTACGTGTATCCAGGTATATCTGGAAATGCGTACGTAGAAATTGTTTTTTCTAGAACCCCTACAGATTTAAGCAGCACTTCTTCTACAATTTACGTTGATGATATTTATGGAAACGCTATCGTAGACTTTGTTTTATACAAAGCGTATATGAAAGATGCTGAATACGCATCCAATAGCCAGCGAGCAAGTATACATTATCAACTATTTACTACTAGCATAGGGCAAGGGGGACAAGCTCAAACACTTTTAGACCCTAATGTTGACCCAATAAGTAATATGACTGCTGTTTCAGTAGGAGGCAATTAATTATGGCGTCTTATACCTCTCTTGTTAAAGAAATATTACCCTATGTTCCTATGTGTCCTGACTCTTTAGTAGAACAACACTTAAGAGCAGCTACTATAGAGTTTTGTGAAAGGTCAAAAGCCTATATTTTAGACATGGACCCTTTTAATACTATAGCAGGTGTTTATGAATATGATTTTGATATACCAGTCGCTACTGAAGTGCATCAAGTTTTGTATATGACACATGATGGAAATGATATGGATCCTATAAGTCCACGTAGTTTAGAGTTAAATTATCCAGATTGGAGAGATAGAACAGGGCAACCCCATGTATATTTACAGAAAACCCCTACTACTTTTTGGATAGTTCCTGTGCCTAGTGGCGCAAAAGAGGTAATTGTTAGTTTAGCTTTAAAACCGACTAGAACCAGTAATAATATAGACACTACTGTGTCTAATCAGTATAGAGACGCAATAATATATGGCACTCTTTATCGATTATTACGTATGCCAAACAGAGAATGGACAGACATTGGTGCGTCACAAGAGTATTCATTTCAATTTGGTATAGAAACAAAACAAGCAGAATTAAGGGCCCGAGGCGGAGACCTTGGGGTAAAAAGAACTGTTAAGTACAAGGGAGTAGGAATGCCAAGGAGACGGTATGGAAGGTACGGAAAGGAAATCGACTATTGAGGAACCTGTTTATACTGACATAAGAAAGTGTTGGAACGTTATAAAAACAGGCATTCTTGATGTTCTAAAAGAAAATCCGCATCTTACTTATATCCCTGAAGATGTTTACAGTGAGTGTGTAAACGAAAGGGCCTTTCTTTACACTTCTTCTGTAGGTTTTTTGATACTGACTGTAGAAGTAGATCAGTTTACAAAAGACAAGACATTACTGCTATGGATAGCGTATACTTATCAAAAAGGTGGGCACAATTGGTTAGCTCACGATGAGTGGTTTAATAACTTAGCCAAAGAAGCAGGTTGTAAGTATCTCGAAGCGAGATCACGAGTGCCAGAAATGGAGCCGTACACTAAAACAATAGGTTGGGAATTAGATACACGAATATATAGGAAAAAAGTTGAATGAGTAGTAAACCAAACGCAGGGGCGTATAAAGCAAGTGAGCAAGAAAAAGCTCTTGCTTCTGTATCTTTAGCTGAAAAAAACTATTTTCGACAAAAATATTTACCTAAGTTAACAGAACTTAGGGATAGGTCTATGACAGAAGACTACTCAGGCGTAGCCACTGGTAGGGCTCAAGCTGATACTATGCAAGCTTTGAGTGGTAGGCCTACTATAAGAGCCGCTCAATCTGTAGATGCAGCCGCAGATTTAGCTTCAGCAGCTGGAGCACAACAACTCCAAGGTAGGGTACAAGGCTTGACAGCTCAAAGAGGCGATCAAGTAAATGTGCTTAAAAATGCTAGAGGTATGCAGGCTGATGCTCAGTCTGGTTTATCAAGAGCTGCGAGAATAGAATCAAGTAAGCAACTAGAGTTTGCAAGAGCTAAACAAGCAAGGAGGAATGCTAATTTTAGATTTGCTTCTAACCTAGCTGGAGATATTGGTAAAAAACTTAGACAAACTAGTGGACAAGCTGATATGGAAGAAGATGACAATAGACCAGATCCAAATGATCCAGTAGGAAGTTCTTATAGGGGTTTTGGTAGTGGGTTTGGAGGAAGATAATGGCGCATAGACCTGGACATAGAGATTCTATAAGCAACTTACCTGCGGTATCAAACCCAGAAGAGACTTTTGCTCAAATAACTAGACAAGACTATATGGATTTTGTTGATAATTTTAGAGATTTTGAAGAAAAGCTATTGAAAGCTACAGATGATACTTCTCTAATGGATCAAGCTAGAGAAGATCAAATTAGACAAAACCGAATAGCTCAACAAGTGCAGCAGCGAAACATAGAAAGATATGGTGGAGCTGGTCTATCAAATGCGCAAAGACAACAACAACAGAGGAGCTTACAGCTAGGAGGGCAGCTGGGCCTAACTGGTTCTTTAAATAATGCTAGGATACAACAAAGACAAGTCAACAATGCTTTGCTAAATGAACTTATAGGTATCGGACAAGGCGTGAATCAAAGTTCATTAAGTGGGTTGGGAGACGCTTCAGCTATGGCGGCGCAAAGAGCAGCAGCTTATAAAAATGCAAAAGCCCAACATTACAGTAATATGGTTGGGTTAGGGGGCGCTATTTTAGGAGCGTTGATATAATGTCTATTTTACAAAGGCTACTTGGCCCAACTGACGCACAAGCACGTCAAGCCGAACTTTTAAAAACTGAAAGAAGAACTAACCAACAACTTCAAGATTCTAGGTTTTACGATGACCTTTTAGCTAAAGGATTAGTTAATCCAGATAATCATATTGTTGATTTTGAAAAGTTGGTAAGTAAAGATGACAATGGTATGTATCTTTATGAAGATGACATTGTAGCTCTTTTAAATTCTTCTAATAAATTTAGACAATTTACAGATACTAAAGAAGGTATGGATAAATTAGGGGTTATAGAAGGGTTTCAAGACAACCCCGACGGTACAAAGAGTATAGTTACTAGAAGACCAGACACAAGAGCATTAGCTCCTAAAACTTGGTTTGCTTCAGATGATCCTAATGATTTAGTTGCTAATTTATCAGAAAAAGAATTTAAAACTTTGATTCAAGGAAATGCTGCAATAGCGAAATATAGAGCTTACCCCAATTTAGGGCCTGCTGTTATGGCGCAAAGTATCGCAAGATCAGGACCAAAAAATCTTGTAACCGGAGAACCTTTAGGGGATCAAGAAGATATAGATGACCCAGTAACAGAAGCAGGGGCTGTTGCCTCTGCCATAGATGATGATCCTGATATAAATTTACAAGAAGCAAATGCTCAACTAGTTAGTATAGGAGAAGATCTACAAAAAAGACTAGAAGAAAGAAAAAAACGAACACCTAAAGTAGATACTAAAGACCTTTCTTTACCCCCAGCTACTGTAAATACTACCGCTCCAATTGTTCAAGACGTTAGTTCTTTTCTAGAAACTCTTACACCAGAGAGCGTTCTAGCAGACTCTGATATAGACCTTGTTGTTCAAGGTCTAACTGAAGGTCGTTTCAGAAAAACTTGGAAAGCAAAATGGAAAAGAGCTCAAAGTAATTATGATCGTAATGAAGCTAGACAAGAGAAAGCTGTAAAAGAAAGAGAGGGTAAACTTTATGGAGTTGGGGACGCGCAAAGAGATAAAGATTATAAAAGTTTAAAAGATAAATATTTAAAAGAAAAAGAAGACCTTTTAAACCAAGTAAAACAAAACATAAAAACAGATTCTGCGTCTATTGAAAAAGCACAAGCTGATAAAGAAACTAGAAAAAGTTTACAAATACAAAACATAAAAAAACAACTAGAAGATACAAACCTAACACCAACTAGAAAAAAAGAACTAGAAGATCAGTTAGCTACTTTAGAGACTCCCCAACAACTTACCTCTGTCCCTGATATTGAGATACAGGGTGAATTAAAACCAGATGCTACTGCAGAAGAAGTACAAACTTTTTTTGAAGCAAACGAAGAAAGTTTAAAAGCACTTAGTCAAGATGGAGATTTGGTAAACAGAATAAGACAAGTCATAACTGATTTTGGCGTTGAGAAAAAAGAAGATTTAAAAAAGATACCATTTGGTACTCCTGAAGCCAAAGGAGTTACAGCTCTTGATACCGCAATAATGTTTGCTGCTTATGATAACCAACAGAACTTTTCTTCTGCATTAAAAGATTACATATCAGTTCTTGGCACTCAAGCTACTATTACTAAAACTCAACAAACCACTGCGATTGAGCTTCAAAGCTATTACGATAGCCAAAACGAAAAGGTTGCAAGTTTGAATCAAACGTTTTTAGATGCTGAAAAAAGTTTTATAGATACAGTGTTTGATGAAGATGGTGATTTTAAACGTTTTACTGATAAAGATAGAGCTCTTGTCTCTAATCTAGTAAATGAGGTAAAAGGATTACCTGGAGCCCCTGGCTTTGAATTTAAGAATGGTAAATACGTCATAACAGGAGAAGCTACTCAAACAGTTCGTGATTCTTTAAAAGGAATAGCAGGAGTATTGTTTGCACAAGCAGTAGATCAAGAAAAATCAGTAGATTTTCCTGATTGGGTTGGTGATCTTTTTGCACCTGGTGATCCACAAAACATAGGTAATCTTATTGATAATGTTAGATTTAGAAGAGTCGATCCAGGAGATCCAAATAGTCCAATAGCAGAAATTTACTTTACTCCACCCGGTAGCGAAAGAGAAGCAAAAGGTAGTTTAAAACCAAAAGATTTTACTTACAGGTTTGGTGGGCCAAATGAAAATGCTTTTGCTAGAAATCTAATTCTTTATTACATTCAAGAAAATGGTATTGAAGAAAGAGACTAATGAGATTGCAGGAGCTGGTGCAAGTAATCGATTCGTTCCTGATAACGCAGTAGCTAGTAGAGGAGCGATACAAGATACCTCTCCTGAAATAGTACCAATAGATGATCCCGTACAATTATTTAAAGCTGCAGTAGATACCGGTGTAGTCAACACCCAAGCTCAAATAACTAATTTTAAAGGGTCTTTAGCTGCCATCATGGGCAATGAAGAAAAAGCTCAAAGCGCTCTAAACCAAGCTCAACTTATACAACAAGCAGGAGCTCCTTATCTAGCAGGAGCAGAAACTTTCGAAGAGTTTTTAGATCAACCTACTTTTGGTGGTTTTATTAACCAAGCAATACAAGCAACCGGCCAATTCGTGCCTTCAGCTGTGGCTAGTATAGGTTTAGCTATGACGGGGGCTGGAGCTGGCGCAGCTATAACAGCTGGTGTTAGTAGGAAAGTAGGAACGAAAGCTTTACAAAAAAGTATTCTTCCGCAGAGCGTAGCAAAAGAAGCCTATACCAAAAGAGAAGTTCAAAAAGTTGTAAATAAATATGTAGCTATACAAGCAGCAAAAGCAAAAAATACAAAAACTAAATTAAAAATGACGGACGATGAAATGGATA